CTCCTTCTTCTTCAAGTGCGCTTTATTAGCGTATTTAACTAGTTCATCATGATAAGAAGCCATTAACTTATCAGCGCTTTACCCACACATAATGTAGTACGCACCAGGTGTTACTTATTCCTGGATTTTGTTCCCGTCATCATCAGGCTAATGATGTGGGAAGAGAGTCGAAACCGTAGGCGACCTCCAAGCACCGAGCACTAGCACGGCACCTGAAGACGGTTCCAAAAGGGGTTGTTTTAAATTTACTCGCAAGTTCCTCGACGTCCAACTCCGTGAGGTTGTACCGCTTACAAATGAAATTCATATCCACTTTCGGATTGTATAACGCACTCTTGTTATACTCGTCTCTCCAATAACTATCGTTAGATTCTACGTAATTTGGGGAATTGTACCTTTCGGCTAGAGCCCTCATTACGATCGAATCCCCGGCGTAACACAAGCCGCGAACGACACCAGACATATGAGCCTGGAATTTCTCCTCTAGAGAAACCGTTTTTGATAGTTGCACGTCTCCTTTGCAACTGCCTACTGTCCTAGCTATAACCCCCAAACACAACGCTGGTTCGTAATTTTCATTACAAGGGAAGTGTTTGAGGAATGTGAGCCCGCTAGGGTGTGTTGAAACCTCAAATGTCATCATATATCCAGACGCCTCCATCGAGACTTTGATCTTATCCAATCCTGTTATTCTCATGAAATTCTCCACGAGCGCAATAAAGTTCATAAAATTTGCTAGGACGTTCACTATAGTGGTTAAACCTGAACCAGTCTCCAAGGCTGGCTCCTTCAACTTCATAGTGATGCTCCCGTTTGAAAATTTTATTTTAACTTTCTCCCTTAATTGTTCGATCCCTGCGATGATTATCTTTTTGAATATACTTTGAATTACTATATCTTCCAACAACTTGAATACAGCTTCGGTGTGAGATGCGTCACAAGCCGAGATGTCTGCGTTACCATAAGCAGAGATGTATTCATTAACTACGGAGACACAACTGTCATCGGAAAACGCGATCATTTTGACACCAAACTTGTTGGTGACTATATTCTCGAAATTCTCCCTCAGATCTTGTTGGTCAGGCTTTGTAATGAATCGGAATTGATGTTTACCATGCATTCTAAATGTACTCAAGGCACATTTTATATGCTCGGCTACAAATCCAATCACCATACATTTGATTCCACCAGTTGCCACTGCTCTTGGCACTTTTCCGAATTTGGCGAATTCTTTGGTCTTCACGAAACACTCCCAATCTTTGCCTATGTGATCGGCGATTTCGCTTAAACCTTCAGATTCCATAATGGAGAGGAACAACAATCTCTCCTTCTTCTTCAAGTGCGCTTTATTAGCGTATTTAACTAGTTCATCATGATAAGAAGCCATTAACTTATCCGACAGGTACCTATCTATATGCTTTTGTAGCTTATCCAGAGCTCGCCGCATAGTGCGGGATTTCAAGAGGCGACCCTGATTACCTCTTAATCTCCTTGCTCTGTCTTGATCAGCGTCCTTGTAACCTAATAACCTTAGTGAGGACGCGACCAGCAAATTCCGATTAGCACTTCGTCGACCATATCCCCGATTCAATCCATCATATATGATCCCGTTATGCCAAGGGGAAGCTCCCCAGAACGTTCGATAGAATCCGTTGCGATTGTACTTGTCTTCTTCCAACAATTGGAATTGGACATCGCCTGGTTCTTTCTCTAAGTTCACCTTTCTAACCGATTTTCCATTCAACGTCATACCGATCGACCCATTAACTTGCACTTCGGACCACCTTTCATAATTAATCATGAACGGTAGCGTTACGTTGCACTCGCTAGTCGTGAAATGGCAGTATCCATCTGGCGCCACCGTAATGTCACCAAACCCATACGGCTTGCCTAAATTCTAGATTTCCTGTACTCTGTTTGCTGGCATGACCACATGCCTCATGTGTTCATCCCTCAACAACCTTTCGTAATAGAACACCAATATAGTATTCTCAGCTACATCCGAGAAATCCTTAAATTTCTGGTATTCCTTAAACTCCCTATACAGTACATGCCTACAATTACCTATCAAATTAATCGATGCACGAGACCCAGCAAACTCATATTCCAGTTTCTCTCTCATGCGTGTGTTAATTTGCACCGTTACTACTTGCGAGTAAGGGTCAACCACCAACTGATCTTCATCCCTCGATAAACCCACTACATCTCCAGCCCGGATGAAGCCTCGTGTCCGTTGCACTTCCGCTCGAGGTTCCTCATATTCTGGGTTAGGTTCAACCAATAACGTGAAAAACGTGAACAACAACAATACAAAAGTATACGGTAATGTCCACGCATATGCCGAGATGACCGCAAGAATGTACACCTTCGTACTAATCCTTGCAGTTCTCGGATTCCACACTCTCCACCTAACCCTTTGGGAAAAACCCTGATTGTGCATCACTCCGTTCCATAAAATAATTTCTAACCCCATGGCTAAAGCCATGACCACATAAATGATCATAAGTTGAACCCCTGAATGCACCAAGTGCTTCTCTATTTCAACAAATGAGTATAAAAACTTTTCAAATATGAAACATTGGCACATGAACAT